CTAAAGTTAAAAAGTCTAGTGGTAGGACAAAAAACCAAGATAGGTGGTTACTTAAATCTATTGATAGTGCCATCTCATATAAGAATAGACCTCCGAGCAAAGGTAAATTTTATCCATCTTTATTTGGTAATCCTTGTGATAGATACTTATATATGGCTTATAACGGTCTATTAGATTGGGATGAAATAGATGGTAGAATAAAACGAATATTTGACCATGGTGGGACTTTTGAAGACCGCATGAAAAAGTATTTAAAGAAAGCTGATATTTATATAGATGATGAAGTATCTGTAAAAAATGAAGACCCTCCAATATCAGGTAGGATTGACTTTATAGTAAAACATGATAAACATAAAGAAGCTTTACTAGAATTAAAAACCATAAAAGATGAGGACTTTAGAGATTTAAAAGAAGCCCCAAAACACGAACATATGATACAGTTACAAATATACCTTAATTTAACTGACAAGAATTATGGTGTGGTTATGTACGAAAATAAAAATGACCAAAAATTAAAAGCTTTTAAAGTAGATGTTGACAAACAAGTTTGGACTGGTATACTTGATAGATGCAAAAGTATAATGGACATGTCAGAAGCACCCACAAAGTGTACAGGCATGTGGTATTGTAAATGTAAAGGAGAAAGATAGTGGAAAAAAAATGGAGTTATAAAAGAGCATTACAATTAGCCGAAGAGGTTATGAAAGAAACGGGCATACCTAATATTACTATGGATGCAAACGTAGACGCTAATTTAGATTTCATAGATGTAATCCATGCATCTAATAAAAAATTAGAAGAATATTTAGTAATCTATGGCGGGTTCAAAGGACAACTAGAACAACGTGTTGCAGACATTGAGACTAAAAGAGCTGCGATAGAAGCACAGGTTACTGAAAATTACAACATAGCTTTTGCTGACTTATTAGCATCGCATGAAGGTAGGAAACCAACTAAAGATGAGTGTCGTGGTATTATAATGAAATCTAATGAAGGTATAGCACAACTTCAGAGAGATTTGATAGATGTCACTACAATTAAAAATAAATTAGATGCTCAACTTAGGTTGTATACACAATGTTGGGCAACTGTTTCAAGAATAGTAGCATTAAGAACTCAAGGAAATGATTAATTTGAGTATAATAATAATAGGAGAAGTATATTAATATGGGAAAATTTAGACCACAGATATTTTTAGCAATAGCATGCCTTACTATTTTATCGGTAGTAGGTTTATTTCATGAGATGCCAGAGGTATCCACCGCAACTATTGGTGGTATAATTGCATTAGGTATGAAAATATTAGAAGGAGAATAAACAAAAGGAGAAAGTTATGACAAGCAAAGATGTAGTCAAGAATATAGTAAAGACATTACCAGTGGTAGGAGCACTCGCAGTCGGTGTGGGGGCTACTGTAGCTGTGTTTAAAAGAGATACACTAGAAGATAAAGTGTACAATAAATTAACTGATAGACAAATCATAAAAGAAGATATCCCTTTACAATAAATGGAAAAGTATGTAGGGATAGATTGTTCATCTAAAGCTGTGCATATTGTAGTGCTAGATGGCAAAGAACAATTAATAGATAAATACAAATGGGAGTCTAAACTAAAAACAGCAGATGCAAGGTTTTTAGATATAGTAGACCAACTATATGAAGGGTTAGCTAATTTCAAAGATGCTAAGTTAGTCTGTGTAGAAGATACAATTTACATACAAAACCCCTTGTCAACTAGGACTATTACTGCTATAGTGTATTCAATACGATATTTTTTACATCATTATGATATAAAATGTTTAATTACAAAACCTCAACAATGGAAAAAAGTTTTAAAAGACACTACAGTATTTAAGAAAGGTCAAGCAAAAAGTACAATAATGGAATATGTAACAACTAAATGGGACAAAGAAACTTTTGATGAACAAGACTATGCAGATGCAGCTTGTATTGCATTGTATGGATTAAGACAAGATAAGGAGAGCGAATAAGATGGCAGCACCAAAAGGATATAGAAAAGCAGGAATCGGAAAAGGAAAACATACAGTTCACTTTTACGACAAGCCTAAATCTAAAGATAATAAAATAGAAGACAAGTTACCTAAAGGCATGACTGCTGAGGAGTTCAAAGCAAAGTATGCTAAGGTTGTGTGGTGTGATTACTATAAATGTATGCACAATGAACAACCTGAAGGAGCAAAGCGAACCATAGCAACTTTATTAGAAAACCCAGAGTATAAACCTCTCGGTCCAAAAGACGCAATGATGAGAGGCATATGTAATAAAGCTGAGATTGCAATCAAATATAAAGAAATAAAAACATCTGGTGGTATAAAACATAAAGTACCTGAGTGCTTTAATGCTGCTGGCAATAAACACAACACACATGTTGACTTTAGTAAATTTCTACAGTCAGATGGTAGTCCATTCGGAGGCAGCATTGAATCAGGAAACGCAGATACAAACTGGTCTAATGCAGCGTACATGTAATGCCTAAAAAGTTTCCGAAAGCCATAAAAGATAGAGCATTTAAATTATATCTAACAGAGGATTATTCTGCTAGAGAAATAGCCGAGCAAATTTCTGCCGAGCATAGAACAGTTGTAAATGAACAAACTGTGTATGCTTGGGTTAGAACTGATGATTGGAAAGAGAAGCGAGCTGAAACAAAAGCTAAAGCTATAGAAAAGGTACAAGAAAATGAATCTACAAAACTTGCTAGAATGCAAGACGAACATCAGCAGATGTATGAAGCTGTTAGAAAAAAAGCTGCAGGAGAACTAGATTTATTAACTTTTGAAAGAGCTTTTGATGCGGTGAAAGCTTTAGACATAGGTATACAAGGTGAAAGACAAGTTGCAGAGGGTTTAATCAATGTACAGTTTATACAAGATGTAGTTAATATACTAGTAGAGGAAATAGAAGACCAAGAGTTAATTAAAAAAATAGCGGCTAAATTGAAAGTATTGATGGCATCAAAAGATAATGAGTGATGATTTAACAACATATGACAAAGCCTTTGAACTACTTGCAGAAAAACTAGAAAAAAGTAATAAATATAAGATAGGTAGTTTTTGGGAGTTTACTAGGGATATATGGTCTCAAGGATTTGAGCACCCAGAATACTTTCAAGCATGGCATGTAGGTAAATTAACTGAAGAAGTTGAGAAGTGTATTGAAGATGGTCTTAACTACTTAGCCATATTACCAAGAGCACATTTTAAATCTACTATATTAGGGCATGCATTTAGTATTTGGAGAAGTTTAAAGATTCAAGGTAGTGCTAATATATTATATTTATCTTACAGTGATACTATGGCAAAGTACCACATATCTGAAATAAATAAAGAGGTGAATAGAAACCCTCTTTTAAAAGAGATGATGACTAATAGAGCTCCTAAAGCAGACTTTACATTTAGATATGACACAGGTAACGGGGGTAGTGCAGAAATATTACATGGTGGGTTGTTCTCTTTCAAAAGAGGTATGCACGTTAATGGAGCATTGATTGCTGATGATATATTAAAAGACCCAGAGAGTCCACTAGCCATAGGACAAATGTCTAAGATTGAAGACCATTTTTTAACAGAGTCTTTATTCATACCTAATAAGGGAGTACCAGTAGTAATTGTTGGTACACCCATGATGCCCGGAGATTTACTTACTATATTAGAAAAAGATGACCGATTTGTAACAAGAAAGATGCCCGCACTAGACCCTGAACCGGGTCGAAGAGTGCTTATGCCTGAACTATATAGTGAAGAATGGTTACTAGAACAACAAAAAGCTAAACCTAAATCATTTGCATCGGAGTTTTTACTACAGCCACACTTTAATACTGAGGCATACTTTGATTCAGAAGACATAGAAAAATGTGAGGATGCTAATTTGAGGTCGCTACCGACTACATTTAAACATACATTTGCAGAAGATGAAGACATCTTTGCTGGATTTGATGTGGGTAAAAAAAGACACCCATCACATTTAGTTGTATTCAGAAGAAAGGGTGAGAGGATAGAACAAATTCATCAGTCGTGGTTAGATGGTTGGGATTATTCTGAACAGATAGTTTATCTTAATGAAGTAGCTGAGAACTTTGGACTTAGCAAAGGATATATAGATAATACTAGAGGTGAGTTAGAAGATAGAGGATTACATAGAACATGGTATCCTTTAGCATTTACTTTAAAATCTAAGAATAATATGGCACATATCTTTGAAGAGTATGTACATTCTGGGAACTTATTCTTAATTCAAGACCACAGGCAACGTCAACAAATACTGTCTGTGAACAATGAATTAAAAGCTCCTGAAACTCCGATGGGACACGGGGATGCGTTTTTTTCTATCGCTATGGCTTTACAAGCGGCTTACGAAACTGGTATATTTAGGATGCAAACTATTGGAAGTATGCAAGAATTTGCAAATGAATTGGAACCACCAGTTGGTAAACCGAAAGATAGCCAAAAATCATTATTGGATTTCCCAAAAAATGAGTATAATAATAACAGCGATTCTTCTTCGGAATCAGGTGCTCCCAATCCATTGTGTACAGAAGATGTATGCAATCCAGCATTCTGGATTCCAAAAAGAAAATTATGCTTACACTGCAATTATAGAGGACAATTATAGGAGGACTACATTGGTTACATTAACACAACAAGCAGAAACAGTTGCGTCAAAAAGATACTATCTAAAAGACGAATCAGGAGAACCTGAAGAAAATGCAAATGCATTATTAAAAAGAGTGGCTAAGGCGATAGCTTCTTCTGAAAAATTGTATGGAAAAACAGATGCTGATATAAAGCTTACTGAAAAAGAATTTTATGACATGATGACAGAGTTAAATTTTATACCTAACTCTCCGACACTCATGAATGCCGGCACAGAACAAGGTACGTTGTCTGCGTGTTTTGTACTACCCTTAGAAGATAGTATGGAAGACATTATGAAAGCAGCTCACGACATAGCTATGGTACAAAAGTTTGGGGGAGGTACGGGTTTTGCTTTGAGTAAGTTACGCCCAAAAGGTGATAAGATAAAGACAACTCATGGTATTGCATGTGGTCCAATACAAGTATTACAAACACTATCTAGAGTATCATCCATGATTACTCAAGGCGGTAAAAGAGATGGTGCAAACATGGCAGTGATGTCAGTATACCATCCAGATATATTAGAGTTTATTGACTGCAAAAAAGTAGAGGGGGATATACACAACTTCAACATATCAGTAGGTGTAGATTCTAACTTTATGAAAGCAGTAGAAGCTAATCTTAATTACCCTTTAATTAATCCAAAGAGTAAACAAGTAGTTGGTGAACTAAATGCAAAAGAAGTATTTGACAAAATGGTGTATGGTGCATGGAGAAATGGTGAACCGGGTATGATTTTCTTAGATGAAGTAAATAAAGATAATCACGTCACAGAAGAATATGGCGAAATGATTGCTACTAATCCTTGTGGTGAACAACCATTATTAGGAAATGAATCTTGTAATTTAGGTTCAATAAATTTAGCTAAGTTTGTATACACTAAAGAAGTAAGACCTTACATTAACTGGGAAGGATTACGTTCTACAATTGTAACAGCTACAAGATTCCTAGACAATGTAATAGATGCTAATAAGTATGCAACCCCTGAAATAGAAAAAATGACTAAATCTACAAGAAAAATTGGTTTAGGTATTATGGGATTTGCAGATATGCTCACACAATTAAGAGTGCCTTATAATTCTAAAGAAGGTAGAAAGATAGGTTCTGATATAATGAGGTTTTTAAAGACTCATGCAGACCAATCTTCTATAGCATTAGCAGAAGAAAGAGGAACTTTCCCGGCATGGGATAACAGTGATTACGGCGAAGATGAAAAATATAGAAACGCGTGTCGATTAACTGTAGCCCCTACAGGAACTATCTCTATGTTTGCGGATGCATCTAGTGGTGTAGAACCATTGTTCTCCTTAGCATACAGAAAGATGAACATATTAGAAGGGGAGACACTCTATTATGTAAATAAATACTTTGAACAAGATGCTAAAAAGATGGGTTTTTATTCAGAAGACCTTATGGAATACTTATCTGATGGTGGTTCATTAAAAGATAGACCTGAAGTACCTGAAGAAATAAAAGAAATCTACACTACAGCACCTGAAATATCTCCTGAATCACATGTAGGAATGCAAGCAGCTTTCCAAGAACACTGCGACTCTGGGATATCTAAGACGATAAACTTCGCAAATGATGCTACAATAGAAGATGTGTATACAACTTATATGCTAGCTTGGAAGACTAAATGCAAAGGAATTACAGTTTACAGAGCTGGTAGTAGAGACAAGGAAGTGTTGGTAACAGCACACAAAACTGAAGAAAAAGAAACGTCTGAACCACAACTTAGTTTCTTTGATGCACCAGAAATAGCTGTTCAGGAAGACTATGATTGTTGTGAATCAGCTAAAGTTGTAATGGAATCTGGTTGTGAGACATGTAAGACTTGTGGGTGGAGTGCTTGTCATATAGCATAAAATTCACAAATTTATAAAAAAACAGTATAATAATAGTAGGAGAAAAGATATGCCGATAGGTAATATGTTAAGAGATAGACAAGAACAGTATGTCGCACAAAAAGATGGTGCGGGTACTTGGAGAATACTTGATACTTGGCACGAGGATTTGACAAAGTTAAACCCAGAAGATGAAATAGATGACTCAAGTGAGGCGGTAACTGTTTTATCTGAAGGAGGATTTCTAGCTTTAGTTAGAGAAGCTACTAGATTGGGAGTATTACAAAATGCTGCTATGATAGAAAATGAAGCTTTGGCTGACCAAGTGACAGATTTAAAAGAAGAAAATAGTAAATTACAACTACAACTTGATACTACCCCTGCAGTTCAAGTTACTCACGAAGAAAAGGCAGGGTTGAAACAACATGCAATAGACACCATAGCAAAGATAGTAGCTATAGATAGTGTTGAAATAACTAAGGAATAAGTATGAAATTAGGAGATTATCTTCCAGAAGTTCCTGAAATGGCAAAACAAATGGGGCAATTAGGCTCTCAGATGGAAATATTTAACGAATTAATGTTAAGTAAATCAGCTGGAGAAACAGGTAGTGGACCTACATTTGGTGTAGATTATATAGTAAATTCTTATATACGAAATCAATTAGCGTATCGTAAACAACTTGTACAAGATTTACAAACAATAGCATACACCTGTGAAGAATTACGAGCCCCTATAATGCATATTACAGGGGAAGTATTTAGAAGAGGTATCAAAATTGAACCTACCGTCACCGACCCTGACAAGTCTCAAATTAAAAGACTACAGAGTTTTATGGATGATTGTAACCTTTTTGACCAAGGGCTTGAAGAAGTATTAAGACAGTTTCATTGGGATTTAAATACTGTAGATGATGCATTTTTGTATTTTGCTAAAGAATATTACGATGCAGGTGATGGTAAATTAAATTCAAGGGTGACAGAAATTAGAAGAATTAATCCAGCATTAATAGAATATGACCTAGACGAGACAGGATTACCTAAGAACTCTCATTTCTTCTGCCCTTTACACAGACAGCATATATCAGAATCACCAGAAGAATGTTCTGAAGAAGGTTGTGAACAAGAAAAACAAGCTGCAATGTACAGATACCTATATAGGACTGAGGTTCACTACTTCTTAGATACAGAAGTGGTGCATCTGTCTAAATTTAATCCAACAGAAACTTATGGTTGGTCTCCTGTATTAACAATATTTGAAAAAGCTCTCACACTTATAGGTATGGATAGAAACTTATATAGGTATTTCTTTGAAAGAAAGATGCCTGCATCTATGGTTATGGTAACTACAGATGACCCTGAAAGCTTAAAAAGGGAAAGGGAAGCTATCGCTGCAAAAGTAAGACAAGACCCTAACTATATACCAATGGTTGCTGTATCATCTAGGACTAATAGAGGTAGAGTTGACATGGTTAGGATGTTCCACACTTTACAAGAGATGGATTACTTACCTGTAAGAGCTGAAATAAGAGAAAGAGTATCTGCAATATATGGTGTATCACCAGTATTCCAAGGTGCTCCTGATTCTTTTGGCGGGCTTTCTCAACAAACTACACAATTAACTGTGATGAGTCGAGTAGTAGAAAGAGACCAAAGACAAATCATGGAGAAAGTATTTACTGCTATATTAGATAATTTTGGTGTAACTGATTACAAATTAGTATTACCAAATCCTGAAGAAAAAGCAGAAGCGACTAGAATATCACATGCTCAACAGAGAACAGGTATTGCTAATCAATTACTTCAAATGGGCTTTGATGTTGAACTTAAGGATAATAAGGTAGACTTAATGGAAGTAGACTTTATAATAAGTGGTGAACCTGTACCTAATACACAAATGCAGGGTGAGATGACTGCTATACAATTAGACCAACAGCAGCAACAAGCAGCTATTCAGGAAGCTCAAGCTACGGCTCAAATGGAGCAGGGTGAAAGTCAAGCAACACAAGAGGAAGGCGAAGGGGAAGAAACTGAAAAGAGTTTGGAAAAAAATGTATTAAACTCTGATGTTAGAAGTCAACCTTTACAACAACCTTTTGCTAATATGAATACTGCAGTTCCAAAAGGTAAAGGTAAATTTCAAGGAAGGACTGCGGGTAGAACCCCAGACCACAATGATAAGACCCCTTTAGAAGAACGGGACATAGAAGAATACGCAGAAGCTAGAGAGAAAAAATTTGAAGATAGGATGTATGGTTTAACTAAAACATCCACATGGACAGATAGTTTAGCTGACCAAGGTTTTATGTACCCTATAATTAAAGAGGTATCCCCTGATGGTAACACACTATGGTTTATAGAAAATGGTGTAGATTATACAGGAAAGTTAACAGTTAATGGTGTAACCGATATAAGTAAAGCAGCTTTTTCGGGGATGGAGGGTAAGAAATATTATGGAGACCAGTATCAAAATGAAAAAGGTGATGGGTCTTCAAGAAAGAATGAACCGGTCAACGTAGAGGAGGAAGATGACGATGGCTAAAGATTTCTCTAAAAAAGATGCTAAATACGAATCAAAACCTAACTCAGCTCTCCCTAAAAAACCCGGAGAGCCTGACCAATATGATGACCATAACTATAAAGATAGAGAAGTAAGACCAGACGGCTCGACAGTTTATTATTATGATAATGGAGTAAAAGCTATACACCATCCGAAAACAGATTCCAACCCTAGATACCATAAATCAGCTGCTAAACATCATTTAGAAGAAACATCTAAATCTATTGATGTTGCAAAATATAAGAAAGCCTTATCACATTTAAAAGCATTATCAGGACACAGCCAAGCCTTAGATAAGTTTAGAGATACAGACGATAGCTCAGTCGATAAATTAGCAAAAGAATTCTCTGGAACTGTCGCTGTGGCTAGTGACCCTGCTGTATTTACCCCAACATATAGTGGTAATAATAAAAAGGGTAAAAGTGGAGTTAAAAAATTAGATGATTATCTAAAAAAGAATATGACTAAATCAATTATTACGTTAGTAAATGATGTAAGAAAAGAACTTCAGAAAGAAGATACAGTAGTAGAGAAGGGAGATTATATTGAATCGGAACTTACTAAAGCACAAGAGATGATGCAAGATGATTCAATTGATTTTTTTGAAAATGTAGAATATGATGAAGACTAATCAGATGAGTATTTTAGATAAATTTTTAGAATTTATGGAAACTGACTTGACACGTAAGAAAAAAGGTGTTAAAGTTAAATTGAATAACATGCCTTTTTTGAATCATTATAAAAAATCTAAAGAAGGTAGAGTGGAAAATCCACCTAACAGAAAAAGAACAATAGCGTATGGTTCTAGGAGAAACCCTAGACCGGACCCGCAAGGATATAGAAATCCACCTAACAGGAGGACACCTAATCCAGAAGATTAATAATAGTAAAGGATAGATAACATGACAACATTCGTCATACCAGAAGAGGCAAAAGAAGAGATAGTAAAAAGAAAAATGGCAGGAGCAACATGGAGTGCTCTATCTAGATGGGTAGAAGATAGATGGGGTGTAGCAGTACATAGAACTACATTACAAAAGTGGTACGATAGAGAAGTAGAGTTACTTGATGAACAACAGGCAGAAGATATGGAAGAGATGCAAACAGGCTTTACACCTGAAGCACATATCAAACTGGCTAAGAAGATAGAAACTTATAAAGCAGAATCTAGATATTGGAAGAAAGTTGCAGAAGCAGCTATCAAAAAAGATGCTAAAGAAAACCTTTTAATAGACTCAATTAAAAAATTTACCCCTTCATATAAAGAAGTAAAAAAATACAAACGCCGAAAACCCACAGGCAAAATAAAAGGCAATAGCACTCAGTCTATGATTGCTCCTCTTACAGACACTCACATTGGTGATAATGTAGAAGGCGAACAAATGTTGGGGTTAAATACTTATAACATTGATATATTTAATAAAAGATTATACGGATGGGCAAATCAAATTATTACACTAGCAGAACTTAGGCGTAATTCCGCAGACGTTGGTGAGCTTATAATCCCTATGTTAGGTGACATGATTAGTGGAGACATCCATGAAGAGTTGGCACGAACTAATAATGACCATTGTATGGGGCAAATGATTAGAGGAGCTAACCTTATTTCACAAGCACTAATGCTTATAGCTCCACACTTTGATAAAGTCAGAGTTGCATGTGTGGTAGGTAACCATGGGCGTATGACTAGGAAACCACCTATGAAAGATAAGTACATGGACTGGGATTACATGTTGTACCAATGGGTATCTGTGTTCTGCCAAGACCAAAAAAACATAGAGTTCCATATTCCAAAGTCTTTCATGACTACAATTAAAGTATGTAACAGAGACATCTTATTAGCACACGGAGACTTTATTAATGGTGGTGGAAGTGGCACTGCAATCAGTCGGGGTGTAAATAATATGCGAAATGTTATGGCATTTAGAAAAGGATTAGTAGATGAAATGCATCAACTACAAGATAATACTTTAGAAAATGTACCAGATAAATTTGACTCAGCATTAATGGGGCACTTTCATAGAGTAGACGAAGTTGATATAGGAACGGGAGCTGTACATATCTGTGGTTGTATGAAGGGTGGAGATGAATATGCTATGCAAAGAGTACAATCTATCAACAAACCAAGACAAATAGTTTTATATTATCACCCTAAATACGGCGAGATTGGTAAGGAAATTGTTTACCTAAATAGATATGACTCTCGTAAAGGTCAATTTAATGACATACTACCTGATGTATGGTCTAAAACTTTTAGTTAATTACGTTTAAAATAGTATAATAAGTACAAGGAGATTTATTATATGGCAATGTCTAATGCACAAGCAGAAGCTTTTACAGCGTTCATTAACGAACTGATAGAAACATTTGCTAATAAAGTATTTGAAGAATCCCAAGCAAGAGTCCCGCAGGTAACGGGAGAGCTAAAAGCATCAGGGTCAATTAAAAAAACCCCTACTGGGATGGAAATCGAATACACCGCCCCATATGCATCTTTAATAGATGGACATGGAGAAGACGCTACCATGATTTCTAGAGGTCAACAAGTCTTTAGATTCCCAAAAGCTCCTGCAAATGCTAATGGTTTTGTTTCACAGACTGTAGATGAGTTGTCTGAAATGATGTTGCCTCAGTTGATTATAGAGGCAAATATGAGACCTGCATCACAAGAATATAAATTTTTTATACAATAGAAAAGGATAATAAAAATGGTAGACATAGAAAATGTATCAGAGGAACAAGAATGGTTAATCGCAAGGCATTCTAGAATGGTAGGTAAGATTTTAGATTTAGTAGAGGCATCTATGGCTGAAGGTAAGCAATGTGAAAAACTTAAGAAATTACTTCAAGTACCACTGTACGATTTTAGAAATGACATGTTACGTTTACAAAGCGGTGACGTAGATACTAACATCGTAGAGTAGGTTTAATTTTTTTATATTTCAATATAAATTAGTATAATATAAGTGTACATAAATTATAAATATTTTTTAAAGAGGTCGGGGGTGGCTTAGACCAACCTTTTTGAGGTCGATATTAATTTAGTAAATAAACAAACTTTACATTAAGGAGGACATAATATGTCTGACGAAATTCTAAATAGAATTGAAAAGCACATGGAAGGTACACAGCTAGGATTAGCTGCACTATCAGAAGTGTTGCAAAAAATGGATGCAAGAATTGAAGCTGATGATGACGCTTCATACGAAATTGCAAAAGAAGAAGAAGCACAGTTAGAAAAGGAAGAGCTAGTACATGATATTGCTAAAGCAGTATTAATTGAATTAGCAGAAAATCCTTTAGGAATGGATGTAGACGGGACTGATGTAGAAGTTGTAGGTGGAGGCGACCCAACAAAAGGTGCCACTGCTACCCCTAACTACATAGGTGACGCTGACGATTCATCTGAAACTGTTACTCCAAGGACAAAGATAGAAGAACAACAAGCTTCTATTCAAGCTGAGGATGACGAAGATGAAGATGATGAAGACGAAAAAGAAAAAGCATACACTAAAATGGGTATGAACAAAGCTGATGATGATGAAGACGAAGATGAAGACGAAGAAGAAAAAGCTATGGGTTTCCCTAAAAAAGAGAAAGCCATGCACGAAGATGACGAAGATGAAGACGAAGTGAAGAAGTTATACAAACAAATTTCTTCATTACAGAAACAAATTGAGTCATTAGACATCTCAAAAGCTGTAAAAGACGAATCCGAGAACAGACTACGAAAAATGGGATTCAAGGAAGAGAATGGATTACAGAAACCGCAATTGAGCAACGTGTTTGGAGCAGATGAAACTCCAATCAAAAAAGCTCAAACTGTGAATGATGTAGTCGACCAACTCACAAACTTGTCTTACAAAGAACTTAGAAAAATGCAAGAGTTCAAGAGACAAGGTTTAACAGAGAACTTGCCAGACGAAATAGCAAATCTCTAAACTTAAACAATTAACTAGTAAAAATCGGAGAAAATAAATTATGCCTTCACTAAGTGAATACATAGCTCAATCGAATAGAGGACTAAACCAGTCTGTATTCGGACCTGAGTATTTATCAAAGGCTTTTAATGCTGCGAACACAGGAACTGCGGATGCAATCTTTACGACTACAGCTGCGGATAACGTGTTTACTTCTACTTTCGGTAGAAAAGTATGGCAGTCTTTGAACAACCAAACTCGATTTTTCAATGCAATCCCAAGAACAGTTTTCGGTAACACCGTTGGTTGGAGGGTAAGAACAGATAGAGGTAGCCAAAGGTCTCGACCAATAACAGAGACTGGTAGTCTACCAGATATCGATGTTTCAAACCTAGAAACAATCTCTAGCTTGCCTAAGATTATTTCAACTTCATTCGGTGCTTCTGTGAAAGCAATGTACACTGCCCAATTAGAAGGTGGTGTCGGTGACGTATTAGCGTTGGAAAACGAAAACGCACAACTTGACCACATCAAGGAAATGAACCAAGAGTTATTACTACCGGGTTCGGTAGCAAACGCTGGTGCAATCGGTGCGGATGCAACTGATGCTAACGTAACAGATGGTTCTGACTTAAGAGTCGGTGACACTGTAATGTTAGTCGATGCTGGTGCAGCTACTGCAAATAACGTAGCTATCTCAGCAATTTCTGGAAATGACGTAACACTTGGCACAATGTCAGGTACGCCAGCTGCAGGAAGTACAACAGTTGCTGATAACCTCTCAATCACTGCAAGAGCAGGTTTAACATCAATTGATGACATCGTTACAATTAACAACAGTGCATCACAAGGAAACGCCGGAGTACAAGTAATGAACTCAGCGTATGACTTGACTGTATCTACTAGCGGTTCAGAACAAAGAACTTCTGGTACGTTCAGTGCTGCTGCTGCTGTAAAAGGTAACAGTGGTGTTGGAAGAGACCTATCTCTAAACCTACTTGACGATTGTATACAAGCAATCAGAACAAATGGTGGAGAACCTAAGTTAATTCTTATGGGTCACGACCAATACTTCAAACTAGAGAGATTACTTAACTCTCAACAGAGATACATGGGACAGGAAGAGTACCAAGTAGGAGTAGGGTCTGAAAAGACTTTTCCGGGTACAAGAACTGGACTAGTTCTCGCAACTTACCAAGGTATTCCAATCTTGCCAGATGCTGATACTACAAAATCAGAATTAGCAGCTGGTGGTGGAAAACAGGGTTCAAACGTATATGTGTTGGACACTGACTACCTTGAAATCGCTGTGGCTCAACCTACTCAGTATATTGAGAACAGAGATTACTTCGCAGCTGACGCACTTGTAGTCAGAGGTTTGCTATACACTATGGCAGAGTTCAGAGCTTACAGGTTTGACGTTCACGCTAAAATCCAAGACTTGAACACATAGTCAATAAAGTCTTAGTAGAAGTAAAAATCGACTATATGAAAAGCAGGGGGTAGTTATTAAGTTAATTACCCCCGCTTTTGAATGAATGTAAATGTAATGTAATGTAAGGATGAATAACTAATGCAGATTGTATATGCTAATGGAGTGTTACAAAGTCTGGATGTCCAGACCAAAAGAATGGTTGGAGAAGTTATGACCTTGATAGAAGGGTCATTAACAGATGCTCCAACAACCACTGCTTTAAAAAAATCGATTAAGCAAGCCATGTGGCGAGCAACTCGAAATGTTCAAGATGATGTGACAAGTATGGCATTTAATACGGAGGAACAAAACGATGGCTAAACATACGTTTAAACAATCAGACGTAACGCCAGACACTAGAATTATAGCTAGGTCTGCATTAGGTTACGACTTTAATTACTACGCTGACGCTGAAACATTATTGTTCGGTAGTACAGACGAAACTGCATTTAGAATGCAAAACATTACACCGGGTACAGGTATCTCAACAGGTACTAACACCGTGTACAAAGCTAACGTGACAGTGGCTGGTGACTTAATAAAAACTGAAATTTTTATTGACCTCACTGGTTTGAACTCATCTGCAGCAGGAGACATTATCGGTAAAAACAGTACAGCTAATTGTCACATAGGACAGATTACATCTGCTTTATGTGGTTCAATTTTTGCGGGTACTTTTCAATCACTAGAAACACCAGCAGGTGGAGAACCAGACATTGACTTGTTCTCAGCTACTGTTGGAACTGGTACAGAAGATGCAGCTGTTTCTGGCTTATCAGAAACTAAGTTGCTTGATTTGGGTGCTGACTTAGCAGGAGGAAATCTAGGTACACCATTTGTGTTATCAGCATTTCCAGCAGCTGACGAGTTTTTATACTTAGTCGCTTCTGGTGGTGGAACAGATGACACTTACACAGCAGGAAAGTTATTAATAACACTTTACGGACAACCTGCATAAAAATAGGTTATAATTGAGTAGCCACTCTTTTTTGGGTGGCTACCAATAATAGAAATAGGAGAATAAATACATGTCAATAACAAACGACTACACTGACTCAGCGTCTTATGAATCATGGCAATCAGACCCCAGTACAAGAACCGCTGTACAACCATGGGATAGATATGTACCTTTTAGCGGTTCAGTCGGAACAGCGGCAGCAGATTTAATAAATATATTTTCAGGTCCATATTATGACATAGACCAAGGGGCAACTACAGCAAATCTAGAACTACCTTATAGCGGTAGTCCCGGCGTAAATAGAATTTTAAACCCATCAATAGAAAACACAGATATAACAGAATTCACAACAGTTGGGTCTGCTATATCAAGAACAACAGGAGCACCTTTCTTAGGGTCAGCAGAACTAACATGTAACCCTGCAAACTCTGCAGCAAAGGAAGGATTCACTGTTACTACAGATTTATTAGCTGGTGGTACATCAAGAAGCCAAGACTCCTATTTATGTGCACAAGGAATGGTAAGAGGGGCATCAGCATCAGGAGATGCAGTAATACAAATTTTAGATTCTAGTGACACTGTATTAGCTACTGGTGAAGCCGTTAACTTGAGTACATCTTACCAAAGAGTATCAGTACATTTCAAACTTCCAACAGGTGCAGCAACATATAAAATTAAGTTCTGTTCAAACTCACAACACAATATTAATATGTTGTGGGATGCATTAATGTACGATAAAAGAATAAACACGAAAGTTATTGATTATATAGATGGAAACCTTGCTGGTGGTAATACATATCAATGGCAAGGAACAACAGACCTATCAATGTCAAGACATCTATCTCCAATAGGTGCGATTAGAGGGATAAGTATTAGAAACACTCACGCATCACAAGTATTATATGTAGCGTTTGATACTGTTGCAGAAGCAAGTACAGCCGCTATTAAATTAACTGGTAATGATACAACTGAGCATAACTTCTTTGTAAGCACTCATCCATTAGATTTCAGAAAGAATATTTCTGTAATAGCTAGTGGTTCTAGTACAACTTACGAAGGTGTTATTTGGGGAGTTGCAGCCCCTGTAGGATAGGAGGACCTCTTGGTTACATTAGCTGAAACAAAAACAGAGTTTAATAACTGGATATCAGAAGATGCTACGGTCTCATTCTTAGAGAAGGCTCAGGCAGGTAAGACCACTTTAGAGGATATTGCTGATGCCTTAGATGAATTTAAGAGATTACACGAGGCTGGATTAGCATCGCCTGCTGAGGTTATTACTTTAGCTAGAGCTTACCCTTCTAATAAAACATACACAGAGGCAGCAGATGGATTAGACGAAGATGAAACCACTAGACCAATGGTAGTTGGTGGTCCAGCATCTGTTGAATTAGTAGATAGAGAAGGACATCTCATCACCACTATGGCATTGAAAAAAGCATTTAAGAAGTTTATGAAGAACTTCAGAGCTAGAAATGTAATGGTTATGCACTCTGATGTGCAAGTTGGACACGCACTCCCTGCTTATATAAGTAAGTCAGGTAATATATTTAAGAGTGGTGTAGATGAAAATGGGTTATTTTTTATATCTGAATTGAGAGGAGATACTAAAATCTCTACAAGAGTAAGAGACCAAATTGAAAAAGGTGGCATGAGTTCATATTCAATTGCTGGTAGTGCAACTAAAAGTAAAGATATTAAAAAATCTGATGGTAGTAATGTATTACAAGTAGATGATATGGAACTAGCAGAAGTAACCATATGTGAAAAGGGAGTTAATCAGGGAGCACACTTTGAATTATTGAAAGGTGATAAGGCTTCGGGTTCTTGTGTTGATGGTAGTTGTCTAACAAATCATTCAGAACCTACTCCGTCTATACAAACAGAATATATAGCTATATCAAAAGAAGACATAAATCATATTGATATGTTTAACAATTGGATATCAAAAGCACCAATGATGGCAGGAGCAGCAGGTAAAATGCCTAAAGCTATAACACCTCCAAAGCCAGCAAATGTTACTGGAAACATTGGTATGCCTGTAAAGATGTCAATGGAAAAAAGAAAGGAAAAAATAAATCCTTTTGCAATCGCAACGGCTATGGCTAAAAAGAAAGGCTTTAAGAACTTCAGTGATGATTCTAAAGGCGATAAATACAGAGATAAAATCACTGAAGGTATAAAGGAGACCTACAATATGAAAAAAGAATTCTTATCAAAACAAGAACCAAAACAACCTAAAAAACAAGGTGGTGCTATAAGAGGAGCAGCAGCAGGAGCTGGTGCTTTAGGTGCAATCCGTGGAGGAAGTAAATCAATAGGTGAACGAACTGCTAAAACTGCAGGAAAAATGTTATCAAGAGCGGGACTAGGTAGAAGTGGAAGAGGTAGAGGAACTATCGGAGCCACTAAAAGAGCACTAGGTGCAATAAGTAGAAGTGCATCTGCTAGAAAAAGTGCGGGAGGTATAGGAGCTGCTAGGAAAAGAAAGTTAACTGATTTAAGAAGGACCCCTTCTGGAGGACCGAAAGGAATACCTAGCAAACCTCAAACTAGCACTAAACGTACACTACCGGGCAGTAGTAAACCTAGCAGGGGTACTAAAAGAACACTACCGGGCAGTAGTAGACCTAGAGGTGGCATGCAAAATTTATTAGCAAGGAGAGGACAACAAGGTACTCCTAAAAAACTTGGAGACATACCAAAAGGTAAACCTCAAAAATTAACTGCACCAAAGAGTGTGACAAAGGGAGACATTATGGATAATGTATCTAATATAGTTAAACAAGTCTTTAAGAGTCAGGTATGGGACATTGTAAATGAAAGATGGGTTTCAAAAGATGTACTACCTCCAGTTAAAAGACCGACTAGACAACCAAAATTGACTGATGACCAGAAAAAAATTGCAAGTTTAGAAAGAAGACTTGCTGCACAAGAAGGGAAAGAAACTCCAGAACAAGAGTTAAAAAGAAGAATGGCTGAAGGTAGAGAAGCTAGTGCTAAAAAGAGAGAAAGAGACGCAAGGGCTAAAACTCAAAGACAGTTACTAGCTAGATTAAATGCCCCTCAACCATCGCAAGCTGACCTAGAAGGTCCAGCAGCTGAAAGAGAACGACTTGCTGAATCAGCGGCAGCTAGAGAGAGAAAATTTACACCGCCTAAACCAGTCGGTACTGATACTCCAAGAAGAGGCACTGGGCAACAAAGAGTAAGCCCTAGAGATTTTGAATCAGAAAGACAGGCTGCTAGGAAAAACCTAGGTGCTATGCAATCTGCGTATGCTAGAAGTAAAGAGAGAGCAGGTAAAGGTCAAACATTAGCAACAAGATATGACCCTGCATCTCCTGCAGGTAGTGCTGGTAGACCATCAGCACCTAAAGCACCTAAGACTACAACTGAAGTTTCTGTACCAAAGAGAGTAGCTGGTAGTGGAATGGAAGAACAACGGATGAGAAGGACTGGTACTACAAGACCTAGTGCTCCTGCTCCTAAGAAAGAACCTACTGCTATGCAGACAGCTGCAAGTTTCAGAGATAAAGGAAAAACAAAACCTCCAAAAACTGTTGGTGAAAAACCTATGGGAGGTACAACAACAACTAAATTAAGTGGTACTAAACCTAGTGCATCTAAACCTCAGAAAAAGACGATGGCACAAAGAGGAAGAGGACCGGGTGGTGCAGCAGCTGCACTAGCAGCAAACAGGGAAGAGATTGCTAGAAGACAAGCTGCTAGAAAATTAGCTGGTTCAACTAGACAGACAGAACAAGGATAATAAATGGCAACTGATACAGTACATCATATAGTAAAAGATGCCTTTCATGAAATGGTAGCTGGTATTCAGAAGCAACCTAGTAAGCCATTCTATCCTAGTGTCAAAAAGCCTAAGAGCTCCATGACAGATAGTCAGAAAAGGGCTAGAAAGATAGCGGAACAAGCTGCGTCTCAGTCTGCTGGTAGTGGTGGTACGTCTTACTCTGCATCTGCAGGGAAGAAGAAAAAACGTATAGACAGAGAAGTAGCTAGTCAAAGAGCTGCTACTCCTCCAGCTAGAGCGGAAACACTAGCTGGTAGAGCTTTACAACGTAAAGAAAAGTTAAGAAGGAAACTACAAACACCTGAATATAGAGCTACTGTACAAGAGGCAGCTAGAAAAAGAAAAATGGCATACGATGATGCTGTGAAAGAATTATACGGGATAGCTAGAAACCCGTCTGAATATCAAAAGATAGCTGACCAAGTGCAGTCAGCTGAAATGGGTGAAGGAAGAGAGTTAACTCAATTCTTAGTTAATGAACCTAAAGTAATTAGACCTATGTTTACTGCACCTAAAGCGAAACCAAAAACAGGTGGCTTTGGAGGTAAGGATAGATTCTCTAGATATCTAGCAGGATTAGTAGGTAAAAAAATGCAGAAGGCTATAAGGTCTTGGGCAGAAGGAGTATTGGCAAATGGCTAAAGAATCAATAGTGCCCGGATTGGGTGAAAAACAAGCTGGTGTTCTTTTGAATGAACACGCTAGACAGCTTGAACATAAAAGACATTTAAAAGAGTTAGGCTTTCCAGAATATGTAGAGCCAGACTTTGTACGTCATGCTCCAGTTAGTTATGACGACCCATCTAACCCAACGCCATCTAAGATTGTAAATCAAGCTGGTCAAGATTTAGGAGACCCGAACACGGAGGAATCTGCTCATCACACTCAAAATCACTATAAGATTAAGAAAGATATGAAGAAAACTAGATACCCAGACGTAAGGATAGAGGTTGTATCTTCAGGACTAATGGATAAATTGTTAGGAAGAAGTCAACAAAAACCCTCTGTAGTAGGAGAAGAAAAACCTACTGGTAAAAATCTACCAGATATTGAGTCTAAAAAAATGGGTGCTAAATTATTATCACGATTCACTAGGGGTAGCAAGAAGCCTACATACACAAGCATACTTAAAGAGTGGCTTGCAAAAGAAGAAGAAGGTGGAATGGCTAAGAAACAATTAGATAGAGTATCTGATTTAGCTGACATGACTCACAATATTATAGACAATGAGGATGAATTACCGGGATGGGTACAAAATAAAATCTCTGACTCATTACATAATTTAGAGGCTACATTTACTAGTCTTAGTTATGACGAGAAAAAAGAACTAGGTCTTAAAAAGAGCATAGAAAAATTTAAATCTTTTTTAGTAAAAGCCCCTAGGAAAGGGGCTGACCCTAGACTTAAAAGAGCGGGAGTGTCAGGATATAACAAACCAAAGAGGACTCCTAATCATCCTACTAAGTCACACATAGTTGTAGCTAAGGAAGGTAATAAAATAAAAACTATACGTTACGGACAGCAGGGTGCAAAGACTGCAGGTGACCCTAAGAAGGGTGAGTCTGAAAAGATGAAAAAGAAACGGAAGTCATTCAAAGCAAGACATGCTAAGAACATAAAACGTGGTAAGATGTCAGCAGCTTACTGGGCAGACAAATCGAAATGGTAGGAAAAAATGGATAACTCAATATTAATATTTAAAAGTATAATTGAAAAAGCTAGAAAGAAAAAAAGGTCTAAGTCTACTGTAAACAAAGCAGGGAACTACACCAAGCCGGGTATGAGGAAGCGAATGTTTGCTTCTATCAAGGCTGGTAGTAAAGGTGGTGCACCCGGACAATGGTCTGCAAGGAAGGCACAACTACTTGCACAGAGATATAAAAAAGCCGGTGGGGGCTACAGAAACTAATGGCTGAGAAGAAGTCACAGAAGTCACTCAAGCGATGGGGTGAACAAGATTGGGACTACGTTTCTGAAGGTGATGAAAAGAAACCTAAAGGTAAACGGGGTAGATACTTACCCAAAAAAGTGCGTGCAGGATTAACACGCGGTCAGAAAGCAGCGACTAACAGAAAGAAACGTAAGGCAGGTGGTGTAGGAAGCCGAGCTAAGTATTCAAAGAAGGTAGCAAAGAAGGTAGGAAGCCTAGCTAAACTTATTAAATACCTAGAAACATAGGAGGTAAACATGCCTGACAATTTCAATTGTATATGTGAATGCGAAACAGATGCTACTTGCAAAACTGATAACTGCTACAAGGAAGAGTGTGAAGAAGATGTATGCTTACGCGAGTGTGATGAAGAAGAAGATGAAGTAGAATGTTGTGGTGATGGTTGTTGCTTAGAAGATGACTAAGTTCTATCGCCGTGACAGCAAACCATACAAACCTAAACGTCAAACACAAACCAGTGTAGCACGCCCAATGAAAAGCAATCTAACATCATTTGAACAGTTAGATTCTATACCAGTAGGAGGCTCAATGTCTATATGGAATATAAAACTAGATAGTGGATATGAAGAAGTTATATTTGCTGAAAGTTATAATGAAGCATATCTGAAAGCTGAACATAATGAAAACCATCCAGAAGATAAATCAAATGGTTTTGAAATATTTTATAGTCTAGCTAAAGATATCAGGGAAATAAGAGACGACCTTGCCAGAATTAAAAAGGTTATTAAATTACCTAGTGAGGATAGAGACGACCCATACTTTTGAAATTTTAGATTTGCAAGGAAGGGAAGGAAGTGCAGGGAAGGGGATTACCGATTTGGTTTCTTGCCTCCATGAACATCCATAGCAGATTTTGCATCAGGTTTTTTCACTCTATAATTATCAGTCTGTGCATGACAATTAGGACAAATGAGTTGCAAGTTCTTTAGATTATTGTTATTATGGTCGCCGTCTTTATGGTCTAATTCTAATGGAATATGTTGTTGTTGCCAAAAGAACATTCCACAAACGGCACATTTAGGTTCTAGCATATTAGCGTTAAGCAATCTTTCTTTTAGTTTATCGCTTTGCATAGGAACTTTATTGGAAAGATAATCTTCTATTGGTCGGCTTTTTTGAAAGTCGTATTTAGTTTTAACAAAGGGTGGAACTCCAGCCTTCCTGATTTTAGGTTGAAACATGGTTGACAAATATCTCCTACTTATATTATACTCAAATTAACTTAAAATCTAAAATAATTGAGAGGTGGTGAAAACTATGATTATTGAAGATATAGCGAAGTTCTTTCTATTCATGCTAATATTAGGATTAATAGGAACACTTTTCGGAGTTTAAGGATTGGGGAGATTGTTCTCCCCTTTCTTTATTTTTAGTGTATAATATAACTGTAAGGAGTTATTATGGAAGAAGATAATAAAGATAAGAAAGGCAAGTACATAAGTGATAGTGCTAGTAAAAAGATTAAACTTACACTTGCTGAATTACTGTACATAGATGATACAATAACAATGGCAGTTAATGGTGTAGAGTTTGAGGGCATGATGCCAATCAGAGTTCCAATGCCGAGTAATTGTACTATTGTAACCATAGACTTTATAGATAAAATAGGTAAAGCATTATTAAAAGCCATGAAAGGTGGCTCGGTAACAATGTCAATATCAGAAGCAGATTTATATATGTTAAGAGAAATTGCTTTATCAGATGTGGTACACTATGGGAATAGGGTTGGAATTAGTTTAAAAGGGAAAGTATTAAATGCTTTATACTCTAAACAAATAAACGACCTTACAACTTTAGAAGATATGTTAAAAGATATAGATTTAGGAGAATAGAAATGCCAGTAGATACCCAGTGGGATATAACAAAAATAAAAAACTCAACAGAGGTTTGTTACAAAACTCGTAGTGCAGATGGAGTATTTGTTAAAGACGCAGATGGAAATCATGTCATGCGACAAAGAACTCTTATGATTGTTGACGCTACTGAAAGCGTATATATGAATAGGATTACTAAAAAGAACTGTAAAGAGTTCTATCGAAGATTAAAGATATTACAGATTGTCGGTTTCAGTCCAATAGAAAATTTGAGATTACCTGACATTGAAGAACATATCGGATTAAGCACAAGTGCTAAAACTTTAACTTACAAAGCGTTTAAGACAATGGTATATAAGGCTATGGAAGATGGTGCAGATATGTTAATAAAAGCTGAAGCAGATGGGCAAATGCCACCATCTGAAATTTTAGACAGTGAGGAAGATGAAAGTGATAAGGATACAGAGGTAGAGGGAAACGACTAACGCCGACTGTTTACTATCTTTTTTCATAATTTATATTTGAGCCAAGTAATATGTACTCAATTCCTTAGATGGTATATAGGATTGGTGGTAATAATCATCTTCAATATGTAATACATAATCCTTATTATAGTGTAATGTTGTTGGTTTAAATAACCATTTTAATACTGCTTTCATTTATCCCCCTTGACAGTTCATTTGTTTTCATATATATTATACTTAACTAATACAAATTTAAGTTACGGGAGTGTTAATATTATGCAAACATTTATGCCATATTCTGACATAAAAAAAAGTGTTGAATGTTTAGATTATAAAAGACTAGGAAAGCAAAGAGTAGAAGCTATGCAGACCTATAATCAAATTACTAAGGGAAAGGGGGGATATCCATACCACCCTGTAAATAAAATGTGGCTTGATTATCCTGACGCTTTAGCATACTATCATAATATGTGTCTTGACGAGTGGATTAAAAGAGGGTATAACAATACTATGAAACATATAACCCACATAAAAGATTTTAAAATACCTAAATGGGTTGGAGATGAAAGAATACATAAATCACATAGGTCTAATCTTTTAAGAAAAGACTTTAGATTTTATAGCAAATATGGTTGGAACGAACCTACAAACATAAAATACTTTTGGGTGTAATTAATATGGAACTTACAATAGTAGAAAAATTAAAGAACGCATTACAATTCTTAGATAACTTTAAGGATAATCATTATGGCGAAGCAATAGATTTAATTAATCAAGCATACGAAATCTTAGATGAGGTTGTGGAAGATTTAGATGAAAGTTATGCAAGATATAATGACCATTTGACAAATCGATTTAAAGATATTAAAGTAGATAAAGAAAATAGTAATGGAGATACAATAAAATGAGTAATCAAAATGGAGTACCTAGTAAAGATGAAATGATTGAAACTATCTTAGACTATTGGCAAGAGGGTTGGTATGATGGCGACCAAAGTGATGTGATTGATGAATTAAGAGGTATACACAATGGTAGCGAGAAGCCACTTGACTTGTGGTCTGATAGTGATATTATAAATGAATATGAAAGAGCAGTTGAGTTCTTAGAGGAATTACAAGATATAGAAAATGGATAGTATAGAATTACATCAAGAAGCACAAGCAAAAAAGTTCAGAGAAGATGTGGCAAGTAAAGTAGAAGATATATTAGTTAGGGTTGACCAAAAACTAAATGACTATCAAGATGATAGAGTATACCCTATACTTGTTGCTACCTTATTAGAAGAATACGACCACGAAACAAAATGGTGTAGTGGTTCATCTACTGATGATATGTGGTTTACATTCTTAGACAACCTTGAAAGAGAAGAAGAATTGATGGGTATGAAGAATGACCACTACCATAGATTGCTAAAGATTAAACCTTACGAATACGACCACGAATTTCAGGGTAAACTAATTGAGTTATATTGTTTCATGTATGATTTAACATGGGACTTTATATATCAAGCATGGGAGTTGCATGATGAATAGAGAAATAGAAGATTACGAATTAAGAGTTTATGGCATATCTAAGACGATAGGTTTACAAGAAGATGTAGTTCATATGCCTGATGAGGAATGGGTAGAAGAAGCAGAGCAGTTCGGATATATCTCAACCTTAGATACCTTTATGGATAATGTAAACAAAGGTATAGTGGCAAAAGATTTTCCCCACTTACAATTTAGGGTTATTGCTATCGGTAAATACAAAGAGGAAACTACTGAAGAAACAGTAGTTGAC